GGTGGCTCTCTATCTGCACCTTTCTCAGTTCTGTAATCGTACGAGCGTCAGGGGTTGTCCCTAGTTAGTTGATAATGCCAAACAAACGACATTAGCAACCTAAGAAGCTTGATTCAGCTTCTTATCTATTTTTATCCGCTATTTGCTCTGTGAGGTTTAGGGTAAGTTTCGCGCTTTGGTAAGCCACTAGAACCATGAATATTCTTCTTTTGAGCGGTAATATAACCTCGTGTATAAGGAGCTTGTTTTTATAATTTGCCGCCCAAATTATGTATTTTAGCTTATTTCTTCTTTTGGTTCTGTCAAATACAAAAAATAGCTATTGACAAGTATTTTGCTGAGAATATCTTTTTTTAATAATTAACCTAAGGGCGGCTATGAAATATTTAATTTTTCTTTCTTTATTAATTACTGCTGGGTGCGTCAATATTGCTGACCATTATGGCGTTACTGTCTGCAAGAATAACTCTTGTGAGTATAAGGGTTATGAGGGTAAGGCATCTGTAATATTAGAAACGAAGTATGATTATGATTATAACAGGATGCTTGGTTTAGCTCTTTCTAAAGCTACCGAATCTTGTTTGGTTGGTTATGCAATAATTGATGATTATTTCCCAAGTGATGCTGAGGTGTTTAAATTTCATTGGGATAAAGACATAAAAGCAGATTACATTCTTTACATACGCCTTGAGAGCCAAAGCAAAGTTGCTATTCATCCTCCTTTTGAAATAAGACAAATTGAAGAAAGGGGTGGATATTATAAAAAGGCTCTAATCTATTTTTATGTAGATAAGCGCAGAGCTGTTAAATGCTATGATTTAATAAAGTAATATGAGTACTTTCCAAGAAAAAAGACAGGAGTTAGCTAAGAAAACCGCTGAGGTAATTATTCGTGCGGAGAAAGAGAAGGATGTGCGCGATATTTTGCTTGAACATGCAAACCTTACTAGCTCATCAGGGAAAACAAATCTTGAAGATGTTTTGGATAGCTTTACTGAATTGGCGACAAAAGCAGATAGTGAGCAGGTAAGATCTCAAACTTCAATTCAATATTTAAAATTTCTGGGCAAGGCTGACGATTCTGATAAGGGGTCTGGAAGCAAGCCTTTAAATCTTCAAATTAATATTAACCCCGTGAAAGCGGAAACAACCATAGATTAAATGCTTACAGTCGAACTACTTACGCCAATTGGGATTATCCCACTATCTTTTGAGCAAGAGCTTAAAGATGAAAAAGGCAATACCAAAAAATTTGTCGTTCCCGTCCTTTTTAAAGGTGAGAAAGAAATTGCTGAATATCTTGAAAAAAATTTAAAAGATCGTAAAGTTTACGGTTATCATATTAAATCATTTATTCCTTTCGGCGATGGCAAGAAATTACAGTAAATCAGCTATAGCTATTCATTTAGCTACTTATGACCTAACAATGCAACAATTTGCAGAATGGTGCGGAGTATCGGAAAGCGGACTAAGCCGCACCTTGAAAAAAGAATGCGAAGAAGGTTTTTCTAATGTCTGGCAATGGGCTGTAAAAGGATTTCTTTTTGAGCATGGTTGCGCTGGCTTTGAGTTAAAACATGACATTTTTGACTAGTGATAAATGTTGACATACCAGAGAAACTATTATTTTTTTATAACCAAAAAGCCAGATACAAAGTAGCTTTAGGAGGTCGTGGCTCTGGCAAATCTTGGGCTGCGGCAATGTCTCTTGTTTTGTTAGCCTTCCAAGATAAGCACAGAATCCTTTGCACTCGCGCTTATCAAAACTCAATTCTCGAATCAGTTCACTCACTTTTAGTTGGGGCAATTAATCGCCTTGGGCTTCAACATTGTTTTGAGGTTACTAAAACAGGAATTAGAACTAAACATCGCGGTCGTCCTGATTTAGAAAGTGAATTTATATTTAAAGGCTTGCAAAATAACATTGACGAAATCAAGTCAATGGAAGGTATTACTATTTGCTGGGTAGAGGAAGCTCACTCTATTGACGCGTCTGGATGGGACACTTTAATTCCAACTATCCGCTATAACGGCTCTGAAATTTGGATTACTTTTAATCCAAGAGATGTCGAAGATGCCACCTATCGCTATTTTGTTGCCGAGCCAAGACCCGATTCTATAGTTGTTAAAGTCAATTATTATGATAATCCATTTTTTAAAGAGACCGCTTTGGTTGCAGAAATGGAATATTGCAAACAACATGATTACGAAAAATACAAACATGTCTGGTTAGGTGAGCCAAAAGCTCAAAGCGATGCTTTAGTGTTTAAAAATTGGAAAATCGAGGCTTTTGATGATGCTCCACTTGATTTAGTTTACCAAAAAAGACGGTTCTTTGGTGTGGATTTTGGCTGGAATGATCCAAATGCCGCGGTTAGATGTTATATTATAGAAAATCGACTTTATATTTCTCATGAAGTCAGTCAAAATCATATTTTAATGGATGAGTTTTCTCGTTTGCTAGAAAATAACTTGCCAGATATTAAAAATCCTAGATTTTCTATTTATGGTGATAGTTCAAGACCCGACCTTATTAGAGAACTTTATCGCAAATATAATTTTAGAAATATTTATTCTGTAAAAAAGACCACAAAAACCGATGATCCTGAAGATAAGTTAAAAGATCGAAATTATGTAAAAGCGGGTATTGACTTTTTAAAAGGATTTGAAATAATAGTGCATCCGCGTTGCGTAAATACCATTGAAGAATTGAGAAATTATAAATGGAAAACGGAATTGGACGCGAATGGAGAAGACTTAAAAATCAAGGAAGAGTTAGAGGCGGGATTTGACCATTGTATTGATGCGCTAAGATATGCTGTAGCTCCTTTATTTCTAAAAAGGAAAAGCACTATGGCAGATATTGCGAGAAGTATAATAGCTAAAAAAGCCCTAAACTCATGACAAGAAAAAAATTAAAAAAAGTAGTCAATAACTCCACTTTGTCGGAGTTGAGCGTTCCAAATAACTTTTTCGTTCCACTTCCTGTAAATACAAATTACAATACGGACGCAATCACCGTAATTCAAGCCGCTTCTCAACCCTACATTTTCTCAAATAACTTTTGGGTTCTTAATTATCTTTACAAAAATGAAGGCATAGTTCAGACATTTATTGACTTGCCCGTAGATGATTCTTTCCGCAATGGCTACATGGTTGATACTGCCGATGAAGAATTTACGCCAAAAGAATTAATGAAATTGCATGACTGGATTGAAGATTCTGGCTTGCTTAAAGGATATATCAACGCAACTAAATGGGCGAGACTTTTTGGTGGCGGAGCTTTAATTATAAGCGATGGAAAACCTTTGGACACCCCTTTAAAATTAGATGAAATCAAAAAAGGTCAAAACATTGAATTTAAGGATGTTTCTTTGTGGGAAATTACCGCAATCAATACTTCTTATGAATCGTGGGATGGCAATACAAATATTGTCGAAGGTTTTAAAACCGATTCCAAACCAACAAATTTATTCTCTAGCAAGGGAGATAATTATTTTTACTGGCAGGGTAAAAAAGTTCACAAAAGCCGTGCTTTAAAAGTTGACGGCAAAACTCCACCTCCACAATTACGACCTCTACTTAGAGGCTGGGGCATGTCAGTCATTGAAAAAGTCATTAAACCATTAGCTAATTATTATAAGCTAAATGACATGACTGCCAATTACATTGACCAAGCGAAAATTGATATTTTTAAATTTGCTGGTTTAAATGAGGCTTTTGAAACTGACGCAGGCGCAACGGCTGTGCAAACAAAAGCGACAATCGCAGGATTGCTAAAAGGTATAAATAATGGCTTGGCTATTGACGCAGAAGATGATTATATCCAAAAACAAATTTCTTTTACTGGCATTCCAGATTTAAAAGAACAAATAAGAATCGAACTTGCCTGCTCTTTGATGTTTCCAATTTCAAAATTATTTGGAACTGGCTCTAAGGTTTGGGGCGAAGCTGACGATATTGAGAATTATAATTCAATGGTTGAATCAACAATCAGAACGCCTGAATGCAGATATAACCTAAAAGAACTTACCTTAATTGGCTGTCGCGTAGTATTTGGCAAAACGCCTACTTCCCCGCTAAGAATCAAATTCCCGCCATTAAGGGTTTTAAGCCCGATGGAAGAGGCTAAACTTAAATCACAACAAGCTGACTTGCTGATTCGCTTTGGTGATAGACAATGGCTAACTCCTAAACAAGTAATCACTCAAGCTAACATCCTTAAGCTTTTTCCTAACGAAATTGACCTGAAAGATGTGCCTGAGAAAACACCTCCTCAACCAGAGCCAATTCATTCTAAAGCAACGGGTGATGCTTACGGTGATGATTCTAAACAACGCAATAAGTTGGGTGGGGAAGAATAATTAACCTTTAGACTTAAGTAAAAAATCCATTATTTTTTCCATTTTTAATTTATAAATTAAGTAACTTTTGGAAACCCTTGGTTTATATTTTCCTATTTGAAATCCTAAGTCGGTTGCAATTTTGGTTCCTATTTCTTTTTTGATTTTTTCAAATTCTGCATTATTCATTTTACTTTCTCCCAAAGTTCAGGGTTTTCGATTTACCTATTATCTCGCCTAGATTTAAACCTTTTTTATTAAAATATCTTATTTCCCAATAAGCTATCCCAAGCTCTTTAGCCCACTGCATAATTGTTTGAGTTTTTCCATTCCAAGAGATAAAGACATTCGTTCGAGTATTATTACATTGCTGCTCATTGGTCGCCCATCTACAATTAGATGGTTCATAGTTGCCATTTACATCAATTCTATCTAGTGTCATTTTTAATGGCCTTTTGCCCATATCCACCAAAAAGTTTTCAAAAGAATTAAGCCAGCGCTCGCAAATTACAATGCCGCGCCCACCATAATTTTTATAATCTTGATGATTTTTATTTAAGCATCTTGTTTTCATTCTGCGCCAACTGCGGTAAGTTCTATCTTGATTAGGAATACCGTGAGTTACTTGAAATTTTGTATTTTTGCTTTGGCATCCGCAAGATTTTACTATTCCACTTGTAACTCTATCCTTCCTAGCAGTTTTTTCTTTTCCACATTCACATTTAAACAACCAATATTGTTTGTCGCTTTTGGAAAAAAGATATTTTAATGCCGTTAAATTATTAAAAATTTCTCCCTCAATATCTACTGATATTGAATGAATTTTATGCTTTCTCATCAAAATTAAATTAAGAATTAATAATTTTATCCATTATCGTTGGATCATCATTAATTATCAATATAAATCTTCCCTGTCCGTATGTAATACCATCGAACAAGCCATCAAAGCGGTTTAGGGGGTCTTTTTCGTCTTTTTTGAAACTAAATGGTTCGCCAAAACCCCAAACTCCCAACAAAGTCATTTTTTCGGTTAATAAAATAAATTCTCCGCCAAAAACAAAATCCTTCCCAAGCTCCAAAAATCTTACAAATTTAAATTTTCTATCTTTATATCTCATTTCATAATCAGCGCAACAATAAACGCCCTCTTTTTTACAACTTGGACATTTGTGTATTTTATATTCAGCTAATCTTAATTCCATAAAATAATTATTTGACTTTAATTAAAAAAAACATAATTTTGCTTTACGAAGCCTACGGGCTGTAGGCGTCAAATTGTTTTTAAGTTAATTAGCTTTTTATCTCGGCTACTAAGTCGCCGCCCGATTTAGTAGCTTGGATAACAAGTTAGAACTTAAAACATAATTAACAATTAAGCAATCTAAAAATCTTTCAATCAAAGTGCAAGAAATAAATAAAATTTTTTCAAACAGCGTTGAAGGACAAAAAAAATACATTGCTCCCCTCCTTTATGCGGGAATTGCTAAATACAATGACAAGAATTGGTCAAAAGTTTTAATTAATAAACATATTGACGACATTGCAAAAGCTTTTATCGGCTCACCAATTGTTGAAGGGCATAATCAGCCTACGGGTGATACAGACCCTAGTATTCTAGGTGTAGTAGATGAAGTTTTTTGCAATGGAGAAGGCTTTACTTTAAAAGACGGCACATTCATTAAGCCCGATGGTAAATACTATTGTAGCTTCGTTCCCAGAAATGGAAAAGAGCAAGAATGTGAAGAGGCGGTAAAAAGAACTGGATTTATTTCAACTTCTTATTTAGCCGAAGAAGTAATCGAGCCTAAGAATGGTGAAAAATTAGAATATATCAACATGCCTTATGATGTTGAGATTAAATCTATAGAGCCGCGTCATGTGGCTTTAGTTACTGCTCCTCGTTATGAAGAAGCGGTAATTTACGAAAATCAAAAAGAAACCAATATGGATATTGAATCTAAAATTGAAATTGAAAAAGGAGTTTTTGTTAGCTTCTTTTCATCTGCCGCAGAAAAAGGCAAAGAATTAATTGCCGGCATCTTTGATAATGCTAAAAAGAAAAAAGACAATATGTCTGACGAAGAAGCTAAAAAAGATTTGGAAAAACTAGAAAAGCACGAAGAAGAAGAAATCAAAGAAGAAAAGAAAGATAATTCTAAAAAGAAAAAAAACAACTCAGAAGAAAAACCGAGAGGCTGGGTTGGTGAAAAAGAGGAAGATAACGAAGAAAAGAAAGAGGAAAAAGATAATTCTGACGGAGAGGAAGAAATGGATAATTCGGTGGAAGTAGATGGCGAAAAAGTATCTATGGACGACCTTAAAAACTGCTGGAAAAACTCAAAAAAATCTAACGAAAAATTAAAAGAAAATTCCAAAGAAGAGGCTTCTAAAGACGAGGTTTCTTTAGAGGATATTGAAGCTAAGTCGTTTAATAACTCAACTAGCGCAAAATCATTCAAAATCGGTGTTCCTGAATTTGGATATAACGAATTTTTTAACTCAAAAAAATAATAAACATGGTAGTATCTTACTCTCTAAATCAAGCGACACCTCTTGCAATTAAAGGTCAGCCAGCTTCTGGATATACTTTAAATACTCAAGAAGGTGCAATTAGCCCATCTTCTACATCAACTATCGTTGGCGGAACTGCGGTTAAAATTTATGGCAATGCTGGTGGTCAATCTCTTTTTGACAAAGCTGCTGCTGATGATTTAATCAATGGTTTTGTAAAATTCGATCCAACATATAACGGTGGCGCTTACGCAGTTATGGCTGGAAAACAGGTTACAGTTCTGGTTGATGGTTCTGTTATGGTAATGGAAGTTGGTGCAACAGCAGTTACTGCTGGCGACCAATTAGAAATTGTAGCAACAGGCGATCTAGTTATTCCATCTCTTGGCACTAATACCATCATTGGTATTGCTGAAGCTGGTGGCGCAACTGGCACTTTGATTCCAGTGAGAATTAAAGTTTCTGTTCCAGCGTAATTTTCTTAGACTAGGGCGGTAGTCTTTTAATTAATCTTAAAAATAATAAAAACATGACCGTTTCTAGTTTAAATCAACAAGAATTATCGAATACTCTAGCTTTAGCTTCTCAAAAAGGTGCTTTTGCTTTTGGTATGGAACAATTTGCCGGTGGCGAATTTAATAATTCAATCCTTCCTTCAGATGTAAAATCTCCGATTGGCGCAGGCATCAGAACTCTTTTTGAAAATTCTGCTGAAGGAAAAATTAAATCTTTTAAAGAAGTATTTAACAACGATACAGCAGCTCAATTCGGCGCTAACTTTAATATCACCGCTCTATCTCAATTAGCAGCAGGAACTATTAAACAAAAATTCTATTTAGTAGAAGAGCTTAATAAATATGTTCCTATGGACATGGGTGCAAATCCTTTTGCTCCAACAAGAGTATTTATTAAAGAATTTTATGGCATTCAAAATCCA